TCCCCGAAGAGAACCTTGCTCTTGCCAAGAAGTATGGTGTGACTGCCACTCCTGTTCTCATTATCATTGATGAAGAGACAGAAGAACTGCTAGAGACCTACTCTAGCGGTATGCCTATCACCCAGAACATTCGTAAGTTGTGGACTAAGTATGGAATTACTGGATAATTATCTACCAGAAAAACATCTTGTGGATCTCCAGAATAAAATTCTAGGACCACACTTTCCATGGTATTTCAACCAGTACACACTAAGTCCTGGTGGCAATTACTTTTCTGAAGATAAAAATTCCTATCAGTTTACCCACTCTTTGTTTACTGCTAACAGAGGTCCTACTGGTGAGTGGTTCAATCTAGTTGTTCCAATATTACAAAAACTAGTTGGATCAAATCTCATCATCAACGTCAAAGCAAATCTCAATCCGCGAGATACTACAAACTCTATTCTTGGTAACTTTCATACAGACGTTACTTATCAGAACGCAAAGACAGCAATCTTTTATTGCAATACCAACAATGGATATACTGAGTTTGATGATGGAACAGTCGTTCAATCTGTTGCTAACAGACTAGTTGTTTTTGATGCTAATCAATTGCATGTTGGTTACAGTTGCACAGATGAAAAAACTAGAGTGTTAATCAATATCAATTACATAGTTACCGATGCTTAGTTTCTGGATCCATCTAACTGCTTTCTTCCAAGTTGTTGTGATGAATTGTATTCAACCTGTCAATTGGAAGTATTGCTATCGGGTAGACCAGTGGTTGATCCCAGATCTCGTAGAAGGATATCAACTTTGGACTGGAGATAAGCATCCTTATTCGCAGGAAAAAGAATACCTAAAAAGCATACCTCCCTCTAAATAGTTAGACGGGAGGTTTTTTCATGACAGCACTTACATGGTCGCACCTAAACAGGAGCGGCAGATACGAGAATAACCTAAGAGAGATCCATAGAAAAGTTGTTGCTGGATCACCACTAACAACTACTGATGGTGAGTATTTTGTGTTTGATGAAATTGAATTCAAATTACCTAAGAGAGATCCAGTAGCAATCAAGATTAGTAAATTTAGTGAGGATGCCTTTGTTGCTGCAGCGAAAGCACAAGCTCCTGACTTCATGAAAAACGTTAGCATTAATTTCAAGAAGGGTAACCTTGTTCTGGGATCTGGTAAGGTACATAAAGGTGTTGAGTTTGGTGGCAAACCACCAGCAGGACAGCAACTTACAGCAAGGTGGGGTAGACTTGCAGAACTTACTGAATTGTTAGACAGTTCGTATGAGTTGAACATGCCTAGCACCCAGGAGATGGGTGAGTTGCATTTCATCAATGATATGAATAGTGCAATTGCTGATGCTATTCAGAAAGAACTTGACGATCCTAGATCTAGGATGGATAAAACGTGTCCTTCTTTGACAATCAAGATGGGCAAGCACAAGTTCGAGCACATTGTGGGTGTCAATAAAGTAAGTGGCACACCTAAGGCAGACCTTGCACTGGTGGCGTGTCATAATAATAAACTAGTCAACGTTGGGTTCATCTCACACAAGATGGGAAACCAAGCAAAGGACTTCGGTCAGTGGTCTGGTGTAACTAAGGGCAGTGCTGGTTCTGAAATTGGTGATCACCCCGAAGTTACAGCGTTTGTGGAAGCTGTTAGAAATTACACTAGTGTCAATACTAGTTGGGCACAGGTCAGTGGATTTGCTGCTAGACGTAACATCATCGATAAGAACTTGAAAATGTATTCTCTCTATGGACCTGACTATGGCAAACAGTTTGGTGAGCAGAATGTTCATGTTCTATTCCAAGGAACTCCAAAACTAAAGAAACAAGCAGGTTACTATACTATGTCTGCTGATCATGTTCATAACAACGGAGATGACATGACTGGAGATTACATCCCATCCCTTATGGCAATTAAGAAGGGATCGTGGGAAAAAATTATTGATCCTAGTGCTAAGGGTGTTAGGAGTGACTTTGGTATTCGTGGTATGAGATTGTCGATATACCCACAAGGCGGAAGAAGAGTTACTCATACAGTCTGATGGCAAACGTAAAGCAACTAAAACACCTAGAACACCTGGAAGATGAGATGCTAAACTATGGCATCGATGGGTGTATGGCAGCGGTTTCTTTTCTCAAGGAACTCAAGAAGATGCTTGGACACCAGGAGAGCAGCGGTTTCATGCAGACCAAATGGGATGGTGCTCCTTCTGTTATTTGTGGCACTGATCCTGCTACTGGTCAGTTCTTTGTTGGTACTAAGTCTGTCTTTAACAAGACTGAACCAAAGATCTGCTATACAGAGGAATATGTCGATGGATATTACAGTGGTGACCTTGCAGAAAAACTGAAGTTTTCTCTACGTTACTTCAAAGATCTAGGCATTAAGGGTGTTATCCAAGGAGATCTTCTTTTCACATCCGATATTAAAAAGGAAACAATTAATGGAGAGCAACTCTATACTTTCAGACCCAACACGATTACCTATGGTATTCCTGTCGATCATCCTATCGGTAAAGCTGCAGGTAGAGCAAAGATCGGCGTAGTATTCCATACTCATTATACTGGTAATGTTCTTGGAGAAATGCAAGCAAAAGCAGGTGCTAATGTAGGCGGTTCTCAAGATGTATTAGTAGTAAAGAATGATACACCTATGAACCGTGTTGGGTTTTCTAGGACTGAGATGGCACAGTTTGATCGTTACATTCAAAAGATCGAACGTATGTGTCGTATCTGTGGAGATTTCTTAGACGAACTTGTTGGCGCTACTGGCACAACTGGAGATGCTAAGTTCCACATCGCATCTTATCTAAAGCAGTTTTTCAATAACGAGATCAAGAATGCTAGAAGCATCGGTAATATCGACGAGAGTTTGTATGATCTGGCAAACTTTTATCACGAGAAGATGAGTAAGGAACTTGCCAAGATCAAGACACCTGCAAACCTAGTCAAGAAGCGCAACCTTGTTTATCAGAGTGAGAACTATCTTGTGGATAATGTCTACAAGTTCAAGGCGATGCTGACTTTGTATAAGGAACTACAAGCAGTGAAGCAAATGGTTATAGATAAACTAGACCACCTTGAAGAGTTCAGAACTTTTGTTCAGACGGAGAAAGGATATAAGGTCACAACTCCAGAAGGTTATGTTCTTCATAAAGATGGCAGCATGATCAAGTTTGTCAATCGCTTGGAGTTTGCTTACAATAACTTTACTCTGCAGAAGCAATGGCGTTAAACGGAAAGGTTTGCTACTTTACATTTGGTAGGTTCCAACCTCCCACTACAGGACACAAAGAGAACTTTGATGGTGTGAAACGTGCTGCGGGTAAAAATGACTATCGCATCTACATTTCTCAGACTGTTGATACAAAGGGTAGCAATCCTCTTCCTCCAGATAGAAAACTTTTCTACATGAATAAAATGTTCCCAGAACATAGGGGAAAAATTCATTCTGGTCCAAGACAACCCGTTGAAATCCTGCAAGATTTGATGCTCGCTGGATATGATGAGGTTATTTTCTTGGTGGGGTCTGATAGAGTTGCCGCTATGCAATTCCTCCATAAATATAATGGAAAGGATTTTTCTTTCAGAAAAATAGACATTGTATCTTCAGGAAGTAGAGATGCTGATGGAGATACTTTTGCTATATCTGGAACTAAAATGAGACGCGCAGCATTTGCTGGTGACTTCAATACCTTTAGGAAAGGTATTCCCAGAGCATTGAATGATAATGATTGCCGTGCTCTTATGACTGAGATTGCATCGGCTCTACCAAAAGATTTTAAATGAAAGATTTCAAAAAACTAAGAGAAGAAGCACTGCGTCAACAACAGAGACAGCAGGAAATATTTAAGGAAGGTGATGCTGTTATGTCTGCCCGCACGGGAGACAAGGGACACATCCATAGAGTGGGTGGTAACTATGCTATAGTTATTGCAGAAGAAGGACACATGTTCCGCGAGTGGATTAAGAACATTAGATCTATAAATAATACGAGAAGAACGTCCCTTTTAAACGATGAAGTATCAGAAGCCAGTTAATACCGTCAACAGCAATGACGAATTTTCGTCTGGGTTGATGGAAGCATATGGTAGATGGATGGGTGGTGATACCTTCCAGAACACTGCTCCTGTAGATCTAAATCTACATGAGGCACCTTTCGATGGTATGGATCCTCAGTCCAATGGTGCTGAGATTGAAGATACCACTAAGCGTAAGAAGACCGCTAAGAAAGGTGGATATGTAGGACAGGAAGCTGCTCCTAAGAACGAGGAAGTTCTTGAGCGTGAAGAGTATGAGATCGATGGTGAGACCTATGTAATCGAGAAGGCAAAGGGTCTCGATGGCAAGGCTTGCTGGAAGGGATACAAACTTGCTGGTACTAAGAAGAAGGGTGGTAAGACCGTTGACAACTGTGTTAAAGCAGGTGTTGAGTATGAGGGTGAGGAACTGGCAGAGAAGAAACATCTTGATCCCGTCAATCACAAAGAACTCAAGGGCGATCATTCTGATAGAAAGGACAAAGACATTGACAACGATGGTGATGTAGATAAGTCTGACAAGTATCTACATGCTCGTCGTAAGAAAGTCAGCAAAATTATTGCAATGAAGGGTAAAAAATGAAATCGTTTAAGCAATTCCGAGAGGAGTGTGGTTGCGATAAAAAAGAACGTAAGGCAAAGTCAAAAAAGAAAGAAGGCAATGTCGAAGTAATGCCTAATATCCCTGACGGGAAGAAGGGTATGACTACTAACGTAACCAACGAAGATGTTAAATTTGCTGGTAACTACCAGGGACCTCTCTATGCTCCACATCCTGATCTAGTCAAGGAGGTAGCACCCCCTGGAAAAAAGTACGAGCGGATGGTCAAGCACATAAAGAAAAACTATCCGAAAGATAAAGAAGGTATTGCTTATGCTACTGCTTGGAAGCATAAGAACAAGAAAGAATCATTTGAAGGTGGTGTAGCAAAAGCACGCCGCGATCATCGTTCTGGCACGCTTCTAACCTTCAAACAGTTCCTTGCAAAGTTGACAGACATTTTAGATGAGTGGGAGAAATAAATAGTTCTTGCACTATGCTGTAAGATCATGCTCTCATTTCTACTCCCACTTGCATCGAAGATTGTAAAAGACGCTGTTTCCAAAGTTCCCGACAACGAAGAACTGGGTGAAAAACTAGTTGAGATTTGTATTCTTGTTCTAGAGAAAGCAGTCAAGCTAACCAAGACCGAAATGGATGATAACCTTCTAGAGGTTGTCAAGAAAGCAATTGCAGCAAGAGAAGAAGCTCCTGCTGAGTGATATCTAGGGGATGCAAGTCCCCTATTTTTATAAATAAAATTTAGGAAAATAGTTTATCAACTGGAGTACGTATCCATGTCCTTGTATAGTCGTGCTGAAACGCAAGCACAATCAATCAAAGTTCTAAACACTACTGAGAAGGCTTCCGTTAAGAAGTACGAATCTGATGGGACCCTTGTAGCACA